CCCCACAATGTCTGCTGGTACCGCTGGTTTCAGTGGCAGCAGCACCGCTACTGGTCCTGTCGCAGGTTTCGACCCTGTTCTGATCAGCCTGATCCGCCGTTCGATGCCTAAGCTGATTGCTTATGACATCGCTGGTGTTCAGCCGATGACTGGTCCTACTGGTCTGATCTTCGCAATGCGCTCCCGCTATGGTACCAACCGTACCGCTGGCACCGAGGCATTCTTCAACGAAGCAGATACCGAGTTCTCCGCAGAGAACGCAGCAAGCGACCTCGGTCGTACCGCTCAGGCAGGCAGCAACCCTGCAGTCCTGAACGACGCTACCCCTGGTTCCTACACCTACAGTGGCGGTATGCCGACTGCTGAGGCTGAGGCACTGGGCGACGCTGCTGGTAACCAGTTTGCTGAAATGAACTTCAGCATCGAGAAGGTCACCGTGACCGCTCAATCTCGTGCGCTGAAAGCTGAGTACAGCTTGGAACTGGCACAAGACCTCAAGGCAGTTCATGGTCTGGACGCTGAGAGCGAGCTTGCAAACATCCTCAGCACCGAGGTGCTGGCAGAGATCAACCGTGAGGTTGTTCGTACCGTTTACAAGATTGCACGCCCTGGCGCTCAGAACAACACTGCTACCGCAGGCATCTTCGACCTGGACGTTGACTCCAACGGTCGTTGGTCGGTTGAGAAGTTCAAAGGTCTCCTCTTCCAAATCGAAAGAGACATGAACGCAATCGGTCATGAGACTCGTCGTGGAAAGGGTAACATCCTGATCTGTTCTGCTGACGTTGCTTCGGCACTGTCGATGGCAGGCGTTCTGGATTACACCCCCGCACTGTCTGGCAACGCTGGTCTGAATGGCGATGACAACAGCAGCACCCTTGCTGGTACCCTCAACGGTCGCATCAAGGTGTATGTTGATCCTTATTCCGCTAACGTAAGTGACAAGCACTTCTACGTTGCTGGTTACAAGGGTAGTTCCGCATACGACGCTGGTCTGTTCTATTGCCCCTACGTGCCCCTGCAAATGGTTCGTGCCGTTGGTCAGGACACCTTCCAGCCCAAGATCGGCTTCAAGACTCGCTACGGCATGGTCGCTAACCCGTTCGCAGAAGGCACCACTCAAGGTGCTGGTGCTCTCACCGCGAATGCAAACCGCTACTACCGTCGCGTACAGGTCGCAAACCTCATGTGATCATTCACTCACAAAGAGTGTTACAAAGGACCTTTCGGGGTCCTTTTTTTATTAAATATAGTATACTGAAACTGATCTATGAGTACAGGAACTGTGACAAAAGTTGACTTGCTTGCTAGGATTTACAAACTGAAGACTGCCCTGTACAACGGAGAACATAAAGACAAAGGGGCTGAATGGCACGATGGTGCCCATTACGCACTAACATCTGTACTGGACATCCTTGATGAGTATTCACGATGAAAGACCTGGACTTTCTTGATAACCTCTTACCCATGGACGAAACAGACCTGAAGCAGTTGCGACAGAGAGCACTTCGCATGAAGACAGACATCCTAATGGAAGAACCCTGTCCAATCTATGAAGCGGATGAAGCAGATTGGGAAGACTTTTGGTATGGAGAAGAGGCATGAAATGGCAGTGGGGTCCAGATACAGAGGTACCAGAACGCCTCACCAGGGAACAAGTGCAGGAGATGATTGATGAATCTATCTCAGATGCCATACGAAAGCATAATCGTAATGCTTCGATTATCTCTATGTGTGTTGGGTGGGTTGTTCTTGCACTTTTTGCTGAAGGTCTTCTTCGACTCATTGGAGTAATCGATCCTATATTCCCATGGTTGAACGTTACATTGAACTGACAGGCATCGTTCTGCTCCTAGTCTTTGCTGGGACTATGTTCTATCACGGTCGCATGATCGTGAAGAACAAACACGGTTACTGGCATATGGACCGAAAGGAGTGGGACCGTGCTAATATGCGAAAGCGTATCGAAGAACTACTTAAGGACAAATGAACGCAGACTGGCGCTACTCTGAAGACCGTATGGACCTGCGACAGCAGGTCTTCATGTCACTCAAAGACTACCTCAATGAATACCCCCGAGCAGTCTATGAGTTCTCTCATGACTGGGTGTCTCAGGGCAATAACAACCTAAATAACCTTGAGACATGCTTTAAGTGGTTCCTACAGGAACTAAATATAAGGGGTATTACTGAGCAGTATGGCGACCTGGAAGAACCAGATACAGAATAAGAACTTCTTGAGCCCGATTGGGTTCAAGTTTACGCTGGCAAAGTATCCCAAGGTTGCCTATTTCTCTCAGTCTGCAAACATCCCTGCAATCAATCTGGGTGTCTTAGAGCAACCTACTTACTACGGACGTTCCCTCCCATCAGACGGGAACATTACATATGATCCATTCACCATGAACTTCCTGGTGGATGAAGATATCGAGAACTATATTATCTTACACAACTGGATTCGTGGTCTGGGTGTTCCTGATAGATTCCAAGAGCGTAGAGATTTTATGGACGCTCAGGGAGAACTCACCAACGGTATGCAAGGTACGGAAACAAAGTTTGCCGATGCCACGTTGACAGTTCTAAACTCAAACTTTAGATCTAACTTTCAGGTCGTATTTTATGATATACTACCTATATCTCTCAGTGCTTTGGACTTTAACGCATCTGTAGATGGTACAGAGTATGCTGCAGCGTCAGTAACTTTCAGATATAGATCGTACGAGATTCAAGCGATTGAGGGGACACGTAAAACAGAACTCTCCTAATGGCAGTCTTAAATCTTGAACGTTTGCAAGAGCAATGGGCAGAGGATGCCCCTCTTGACGAAAACGACCTTGTGAATCAAGCACTTGCTGTGCCTGGACTCCATCAACGGTGGATGACATACTATAGCACATTCAAGTTAATGCACAGTGATGCCTGTGTGAGCATGAATCGCATCGTCAAAGAAAAGTTTGAATACTACGCTGGCAAAGCACCCGCCAAGGTATATGCAGAAAAACCCTTTGATCACAAGGTACTCAAAGGTGACCTAGATAAGTATGTATATGCCGATGACGATTGGTGTAAAGCGAGACAAAAGATCGATTATCTTGAAACGTGTCTTTATTATATTGAGGGCGTTCTAAGACAGATCTCTAACCGAGGTTACACCATTAAAAACGTTATTGACTTGAGAAAGTTTGAAGCGGGTTATTGATGACTGTTATTAGCAAAAAGAATGAAGTTTACATTAAGGTAAATACAGAACCCCACATTCATCAGGAACTTGCAGACTACTTCTGCTTTGAGGTTCCTGGCGCTAAGTTCATGCCTCACTATAGATCCCATGTATGGGATGGAAAGATCCGTTTGTACTCCCCAGGAACGGGTGAGATATACGCGGGTCTTTTTGATTATGTTTGTCACTTCCTAGAGGAGCGAGGTTACAAGTATAAGTTAGAGGAAAGTCAGTTCTATGGATTACCAAATGAATCCGACCCCTTCATCACTCCTGAGGGTGTTGCGGGGTTTGTTAGATCTTTGGGTCTGCCTTTCAAGATCCGAGATTACCAACTCAAAGCAGTATTCTCAGCACTTAAAGCTAATCGCAAACTACTACTCTCCCCCACGGGATCAGGAAAATCCCTGATCATATATACACTTGTGAGGTGGCACCTACAAAAGGATAGGACAGTCCTTATCATTGTGCCTACACAATCTCTCGTCACTCAGTTAACACAAGACTTCAAAGATTATGGATGGGCAGCAGATCATTACGTCCATCAGATCATGGGTGGTCAAGAAAAATACGTTGAAAATCCTGTAGTGATATCTACGTGGCAGTCAATCTACAAGGAACCTAAGAAGTTCTTTAATAGATTTGATGTCATCATCGGTGACGAAGCACACCTCTATAAGGCAAAGAGTCTCGTTGGTATTCTGACCAAGTGCCATGACGCAAAATATCGCATCGGTCTGACAGGTACACTCGATGGCATGAAGACACACCAGATGGTTCTAGAAGGACTGTTTGGTATGTGCAATCGTGTGACCAATACTGCTGACCTGATGGAGTCGGGAATGCTGTCAAAACTGCGTGTGCGTTGTCTGTTACTGCAGCATGGTTTTGTGCCATTCGACGACTATCAGCAAGAGATGGACTATATCGTATCACACCCAAAACGCAATAAGTTTATATCAAAACTGGCAGCAGACCTGGATGGTAACACCCTCATCCTATTCAACTACGTCGAGAAACACGGAGACGTTCTTCATGAGGTGCTAAATACTTATGTGGATGCAGACCGCAAGGTCTTCTACATTCACGGTGGTGTGGAAACATCCGAACGAGAACGAGCACGTCAGATTTGCGAAAAGGAATCTAACGCAATCATCCTCGCATCCTATGGAACTTTTTCCACAGGTATTAACATTCGGAATCTTCACAATGTAATCTTTGCGTCCCCTTCAAAGTCTCGCGTACGAAACCTCCAATCTATTGGTCGTGTCTTACGCAAAGGTGAAAACAAAGCACAGGCAGTGTTGTACGACATTGCTGATGACTGCTCTAGAGGATCAAGACAAAACTACACTCTTCGTCACTTGGTAGAACGAATCAAGATTTACCAAGAAGAGAAGTTTAACTACGAGGTCTCCAAGATTAAGTTCAAGAATGATTAACTACGTAAAACACGATCATCAGTTTCTTGGCATCATCAAACTTTCTTCTGGGGAAGAAGTCCTAGGAGAGATGGTGGCAACAGAAGATGTGGAATCTCCTGGCACAACTATTCTGTTCATTACTAATCCTGCTCGCACCAAGCAAGTACACATTGAGCAGGATGGAAAACAAGGAGTCGGTGTGGGACTAATCAAATGGCAATACTTCTCAGATGAAGATTTCTACATCATCTCTGAGAAAGATATTATCTCTATTGCTCCTATGAGTAGAGAAGGAACACTAGCGTACAAACGCTGGTTAAGGAATGAACTTGATGGGGATGACTCAGAAGAAAGTTATAAGACAGATATTCCAAAACATCTTGGTGCACGTGGTTCTGTACAAGAGGCACGGCGTTACCTTGAAAAACTGTTCAAAGCACCCTCATCAGATAAAAGCTAAAAGAGTTCTTTTGAACCCTTACAGTGTTAGTTTAATGAGATTATTAGATGTTGTCAAGTCTTGACACATAAACGGTCATTGTGTATCATGGTGTGCAGGTGCAGATATTCCTATGGTACTCATGACCACAAAGAAAAAACAGCACTACGTTGATAACCGCGAGTTCCTTGAGGAACTTGTAAAGTATCGCAAGCGGGTACGTATTGCTAAGGAGCGTGGACTTGAGAAACCACGCATCACAGAATATATCGGTGAATGCTTTCTGAAGATTGCAACTCACCTCTCATACAGACCAAACTTCATCAACTACATGTACAAGGAAGACATGATTGGTGATGGAATCGAGAACTGTGTCCAATATATTGACAACTTTGATCCCGCAAAATCCAGTAATCCTTTCGCATATTTTACTCAAATCGTCTACTATGCTTATCTGCGGCGTATATCTAAAGAGAAGCGGCAGATGGATATTAAGGACAAACTGATCGAGAAGAAAGGTTTCGATGAAGTGTTCCACTCTGATGGTGACCACAGTCATGCCGACTTAAACTCCATCAAGTATCGTATTGAAAGCAACATGAGGTCCTGATGAAAAAGAGTAAGTTTCCATGGCCATATCATGTTGATGAAGAAACAAAGATTGTTTCTGTCTATGTTGTTAGTGGTTGGCCATCTGTTATGATGATTCCCAAGAAGGTAGAAGAATACTTCCCTGGATACAAAGGTGTAGTAGTATCCAAAGATTACTTTGATCGATTAAAAGAACAATGACACACAACCTCCCAGACAGAGATGATGCTCCATGGTTGGACACTACCTATGATGGATTCAATGAAGAACAAGCACTGAAAGCACTTGACAAACTCTACCAAGAGAATGATAAAGGTATGGAGGAGTTATCTGAAATCGATATCTCAAAAGTTCTCATAGAAGGAGACACCGCAACTATTATGGGTGTAAAGTATAAGAGAGTAGAAGAATCACAAAGTTTTACTGAAAGAGAAGGACAACTTCACTTTGTTATATCTGAATGGTGGGATCAAGTTTTCACATCAGGAGATAGCAAAGACGAGAGTATCAGCACCCTTGTAGAATACATTATGGAACTTGAGGATGAAGATGACTGAAACCCCAGTGAAGAAGAGCAAACTGTCTACCTCTCTTGGGGGTACAGTAGAGGAGAATATTCCTGAGGATGTTGTGTGGATCGATGATGCGTTCTACATCATGAAGACTCGATTCGGTATGCACACCAGCATCCTGAAGAACCCTCTGGGTGCACACTTCATCACTGGACTTGAGTATGATACAGTGGTTGAAGTCACACGCTGGCATCTGAAATCGATTCAAGATGATGTTCTTGATGAGTACACCCGCGTGGTAAACGATGGTTTTGTTGGAGGCAAACTGTGAGTAAAATCCTGTTGATCACGGATCAGCACTTTGGAGTTCGTAATGACAACCAAGTCTTTATAGACAAATATAATAAGTTTTATAGCAAAGTAGTCATTCCTTTCATTGACAAGTATGGTATAACCGATGTCATTGCCTTAGGAGATACCTTTGACAAACGCAAGAGTATCAACTTTAACTCACTTGACGCTGCAAAGGAGATGTGGTTCACCCCCCTCCAAGATCGTGGCGTGCATCTCACGATGCTGGTAGGTAACCATGATATCTACTACAAAAATACTCTACGCATTAACTCTCCCGAACTTCTTCTCGGAGAATACGACAACATTACTGTCATCGATGAGCCTTGCCAACGTAATGTTGGTGGTCTTGATATACTTTTTCTGCCTTGGATTTGTGATGACAATCGAGAGCGATCTCGAATGGAAACGGAAAGCAGTAGTGCTACTGTCTGTATGGGGCATCTTGAGCTTAACGGTTTTGAATCTATTCCTGGTCATTATATGGAGCATGGTGACGACCCATCCATATACGGAAAGTTTGATCTGGTCTGCTCAGGACATTTTCACATGAAGTCTCGGCAGGGTGTTGTGAACTATCTCGGCAACCCGTATCAACTCTACTGGGGAGATTATGGTCAGAAACGAGGGTTCCATGTCCTAAATACTGATACGTTAAAGTTAACATTCTTGCCCAATCCGTATGACATCTTCCAAAAGGTGTACTACGATGACACTCGGGAGATCAAGTTCCCCAAAAATCTCAATGGTTCTTATGTCAAACTGATTGTAGAGAAGAAGACAGATCAAGTTATCTTTGATCAAACTATCAAACAACTTCAGAGTGCAGGATGTGCAGACCTCAAGATCATTGAAGATCTCACCGTAGATCTAGAAGATGTTGATGAAGCAATCGAAACGGAGGATACACTCACTACTCTTGAGCGGTGCGTCTCTGACCTAGACAATAAGGATGATATCTTCGCTATCTTAAAGTCCTTGTATTTGGAGGCGCAACAATAATGGCATATGTATTGACCGATAAAGCATCAGGCGGCGTGTTCGCAGTGACCGACCACCGAAATGGTAATCGAATCATTACTATGTTTGTTGACAAAGACGACGCTGACAGGTATCATGGACTACTGGTAGCGAATGGTTTTACCAGACCGCTAGAAGTCTTGGAGATCGATCAAGAAACAGTTCAAGAGAACTGTGAAATCAATGACTATTCATACAGTGTGATCGAACCAGACGATATTATTATGCCCCCTGACGACTTAGAGGACGAATGATTACTTTTGAAAAACTTCGTTGGAAAAACTTTCTGAGCACTGGTAACCAGTACATTGAAATGGATCTAACGAAGTCCCCTTCGACTCTCATTATTGGATCTAATGGGGCAGGTAAGAGCACAATGTTGGACGCATTGTGCTTTGGTTTGTTTAACAAACCATTTAGGAAGATTAACAAACCTCAACTAGCAAACACGATCAACGAGAAAGAGTGTCGTGTTGAAGTTGAGTTCAAGATTGGCAGTGTAGAGTACAAAGTTGTCCGTGGGTTGAAACCCGCCGTCTTTGAAATCTACCGCAATGGATCTTTGCTAGACCAAGATGCAGCGAATCGAGACTATCAGAAATACCTGGAGCAGAATGTACTTAAACTTAACTTCAAGTCTTTCACTCAGGTTGTTATTCTTGGTAGTAGCACTTTTGTGCCTTTTATGCAGTTGCCTGCTGCACATCGAAGAGAAGTTATCGAAGATCTCCTAGACATTCAAGTCTTCTCTCAGATGAACGCAATCCTCAAGGATCGTGTGAAGGATGCAAAAGAAGAGATTGGCAAGTGCAATCATGAACTTGAACTTGCACAACAAGCAGTAGACCTCAAGACTGATAACATCAAGAATCTTGAACTGCAGTCCACTGCATACCTTGAGGAAAAGCAACTCAGACTGCAGAAAAATGTTGGTCGCATCTCTGAGATTGATACTGAAGTGGATTACCTACAAAGTATTGTCACTGAGATGGAACCAAAGGTTGTCAATCTTGATAATCTGAAAGAGCAGTACGATAAACTCAAAGAGTTTCGTACCAAGATCAAGCAGAACTTAGATCAAACTAAGAAGGGCAAAGAGTTCTACGAGAACAATGATCAGTGCCCCACATGCACTCAGACCATTGATGAAGTATGGAAGGCAGAGCAGTGTAAATCTTTGACTGAAAAGATTCAAAAATATGACTCAGGTGTGACTGACCTCACTGGTAAGATCAAAGGCATTCTTGCTAGCATTGATGAGGTTGAAACCGTCAACAAAGATCTTGTTGATAAGCGATACACCATCAACTCTCTTCTGAAAGAACAGTCACGTCTGCAACGTGACAACGCTAAACTAGAAGATGAGATCAATGCTGGTTCTCCCAACATTGATAAGGAACGTGAGGTTCTGGATGGATTGCTCATGGCAAGTGAAGAGAAGCAGTTTGCATGTTCACAAATCAATAAGCGATTCAGTGATCTGAAAGTTGTTGGTAACTTGCTCAAGGACGGTGGCATCAAGACTAAGATCATCAAGAAGTTTGTTCCTACGATCAACCGCCACATCAACAAGTATCTGCAAGAGATGGACTTCTTCGTGAACTTCACTCTCGATGATGAGTTTAACGAAGTCATCAAGTCTAGGTTCCGCGATGTCTTCACTTATGCATCTTTCTCTGAAGGGGAGAAGCAGAAGATTGATCTAGCACTGCTGTTCACATGGCGACAGATTGCTAAACTCAAGAACAGTGTTTCCACAAACCTTCTGATTCTTGATGAAGTATTTGATTCTTCCCTAGATAGTGCAGCAACTGTTGATCTGCTTAAGATCCTCAAAGGACTTCCACAAAGCACCAACCTTTTTGTCATTTCACACAAAGGTGAAATCCTTCTGGATAAGTTCCACCGCACTGTGAGTTTTGAAAAACCAAATGACTTCTCTAAGATGACGGAGATTGAATAATGGACACAGTAGTAATCTATTCAAACGGTAGTCAAGAGTGTGAGCGTATGGGTATGCTGCTTAAAGCACTTGGCGGTGAGTTCCACGAGTACATGTTAGGTCAGCACTTTACAGAACATCAGTTCCGTGGTGAGTTTGGTCCTGAAGCAACCTACCCACAAGTCTCTATCGGTATGAAACATATCGGTAGTATGAAAGAAACCCTGCAGTATATGAGCGACAAAGGATTGTTTGTCTAATGTGGAGACTTTGGTGTTATGCACTCGGAAAAAAAGAAGGACGAGACAAAAGAGATGCGGATAACATTGCTCGTATACGGACTGTTATACTTCTCATTTATCTTGTCACTAACTGTTTCATTGTTGCAGGAGTGATCCGCCATTGGAACGATGTACCAGAGGCGTCTGTATGCCCCCCTAGCGTGCCTGTACGCAATGCTATATAGTAGAGGAGTCATTCGAGCATAAATCCGTGACTACGCCGACCACGCCAAACTGGCAACACCACTCTAAGAAGGACAAACACGGCAAGGGCACTTGCAAGGGGAGAATCCGAGCAAGCAAGCAGCGCCTCAGACACTTGAAAAACCGTCTACACAAGACCTCCGACCTGCGTCGGGGGTCTTATAGTATATGGGTAACCGAGACAGAGACATGACCACCACTCCCGACATCAAAGGTACACTCGCCCGTTTGCTTGCCACCGAGAACCTGATTGTTGAGCACGCTGTATGCGACACTGCATCCTTTGACGTTGACCGTCGTGTGCTCAAGTTGCCCATTTGGAAAGATCTGGACAACGATACCTATGACCTGCTCGTCGGTCATGAGGTTGGTCATGCTCTGTTCACTCCTCCCAGCAGTGAGTATGAGGTGCCTGATGACATTCCCAAGTCTTACGTCAATGTGACAGAGGATGCTCGTATAGAGAAACACATGAAGACTAAGTTCCCTGGTCTGGGCAAGTCCTTCTATCGTGGTTACAACAACCTGCATAACAAAGACTTCTTTGGTATCAGGGATCGTGATCTCAACAAACTCAAACTGATTGACCGCATCAACCTGCACTGCAAGATCGGTGCCTATGCAATGATCCCCATCAGCGCAGAGGAACAACAGTATCTCGATCTGGTCAAGCAGTCCGAGACCTTTGACGATGCAGTAATCGCTGCTCGCGTACTGTGGGACCTGCAGAAGCAAGGACGCGAGAAGCAGCAGGACGCACCTGCTGCCAACGACGACTCTGAGAAGGATGGTGTCAGTGGTGAGTCTGAGCAGGAAAGCAATCCTGTTGAGTATGTCAACGATGACAACGGTCAGCAGTCCGACAGCAACAATGATGATTCTGACGATGCCGATCTGGATATGCCCTCCTACGAGCAGGGTGGTTTTGATGAGGCAGAGACTGATACCAATCTTACAGACAACCTTGCAAACGCTGCATCCAAGAACTCTTGGGATGAACCTCGCTACGTTGAGATTGACAATCCCGATCTCAAGCGTGTGATCACTCCTATGAAGTGGGTGCGCGAGAACATTCGTCAGTTCTGGAATCAGATTGATGAAGATCGCAAGAGGTTGGAGAGCGACTGCCTTGACTTCACCCTTCTGGATGCAGAGTTCAATAAGTTCAACGACTCCACCAACCGTGAGGTGAACTATCTCGTTAAGGAGTTCGAGATGAAGAAGTCTGCAGCATCCTATGCACGTCAGACGGTATCCCGCACTGGTGTTCTTGACACTCGTAAAATACATACTTACAAGTTCAATGAAGATCTCTTCAAGAAGATCACTTCTACCCCTGACGGCAAGAACCATGGTCTGATCTTCATGCTTGACTGGTCTGGTTCTATGTCAGATCACATCTATGAGACCGTTAAGCAACTGTTGTCTCTTGCATACTTCTGCCGCAAAGTCAACATCCCCTTCACCGTGTACTCCTTTGTGTATGATCATTACCTGACTACACTGAGTCTTGCTGATGATGAGGTTTCCCAACCTCTGACTGACAAGCGTGATCACACCATGGTGTTTGATGAGTCATTCCACCTGATTACTCTGCTTGACAGTGAGTCAAACAAGCGTGACTTCACAGAGTCGGCAAAGCATCTGTTCCGTATCGCATACCAGTATGGTGTTCGCAACTGGGATTATGCTCGTCAGTCTCGTTGGAATCACATTCCTGTCCCTGGGTTCATGCAGTTGGGTGGCACTCCTCTTAATGAGGCAATCGCTACTCTGCCTGCTCTGATTCCTGCATTTCGTGCTCAGCATGGTGTTGAGAAACTCAACGTTGTCATCTTGACTGACGGTGAGTCCAACTCCTCCTCTGAGTGGGTGCACAAGGATTACACTCGGACTGATGGTGAGACGGTCAGTACCATCTTCTGTTCTGCTATTCGTGACAACACTCGTCTCCGCCATCGTGGCACTGGTCGTGTGTTCCGTGAAACCAGCTGGCACTACCAGTTCACTGATGCACTCCTAGACTATGTTCAGGCAGTGTATAAGGATGTCAACATTCTTGGATTCCGTATCGGAACTGCTCGTGAGTGCACCCGTGTGATCACAAACTACCTGGGTTTCAGCGGCGACAAGTCATTCAAAACCCAAACCGAGTTTAGGAAGAACCGTTCTGTGAGCATCACTGAAACTGGGTATGAAGAGTTGTACTTGATTGCTTCCTCTGTGCTGGATAACGATGTAGACTTTGATGTGAAGGAGGATGCTACCAAGTCTCAGATCCGTTCTGCATTCCGCAAGACGCTCAAGGGCAAAGCAGCAAACAAGAAAATCCTTTCGTCGTTCGTTTCCAAGATCACATGAACATCTTTGCAGTTGATGAAGATCCAGTTCTGGCAGCAGGTATGTTGCCAGACAAGCACATCGTCAAGATGCCATTAGAAACGGCACAGATGTTGGCGATTATCTATAGTCCTCACTATCATGATATCGCCCCCCTTTTCAAAGCGGACGGAACAGTGTATAATACTAAAAAGGGTGCCTTCAAAAATCATCCTTGTACTAAGTGGGCAGCAGCAACCAAACATAATATCGCTTGGTTAATCGAACATGGTCTAGCACTATGTCACGAGTACACCTATCGATACGGTAAGGTTCATGCTTGTCAGAACACAATCGAGATGGCAAACATTATGTGGAGTGGTGCATGTTCTAACAAGCATTCTCCATTTGTTCGTGCCATGCCCGATGAGTACAAACTTGATACCAGCATTGACACGGTGACTGCGTATCGCATGTATGTTGCTTCAAAACCCTGGGCAGCGGGCAACTATCTTCGCAAACCTGATCGCAAACCTGATTGGATATGAGACACATCCTCTTCACCCTCAAAGGGTGTTCTGCTGTCCTTCTTGATGACGAACAATATATTCGGGATGTCATCTATCATGCCAGCGTAAAGTGTGGGTCCACACTTCTTTCGTTGAACTCTCATAAGTTTAATCCTCAAGGTGTAACTTGTGTTGCCATGTTGGCAGAGAGTCATATTAGTATTCACACTTGGCCAGAGTTAGGCATGGCAGTGTGTGATGTTTTCACCTGTGGTGATCACACCAAACCCCAGGACGGGGTGGACTACATGTACTCCATGATGCACGCTACCAACGTGGTCAGTCAGGAGTTCAGGAGACCACTTGCCTAACTGTCCACTCTGCCCCGACTCTGCCCCGACTCTGCCCCTATAATAAGTGGGTAATCAACAGAACAACACATGCCTCGCCTTTCTAACGTGACCACTGAAGACCTGATCTCTTACCTGACCAGCACCTTTGGTCCTGAAGTTTCGACTGCAAACCTTGTTGCTGCCTCTGATCACTTCGGTGTGTCTTACCCCACCGTTACCAAGCGTCTTGACCAGTACAAGTCTGGTCGTGGCAAGTGGGACCTGACTGTTCAAGAAGTCCGTGAGCAACTGGAGCAACAACTCTCCAACCACGTTACCGTACAGGAAAATGCCAACTTGATTCCGCAAGAAGATAGTAACTTTGTCCCGTTCGGGAACTTCCGCGATGTTAAGAAGATCATCAAGTCCAACATCTTCTACCCCATATTCATCACTGGTCTCTCTGGCAACGGTAAGACCTTCTCCGTGGAGCAAGCATGTGCTCAACTGGGTCGTGAACTGATTCGCGTCAACATTACCATCGAAACGGATGAAGATGATCTTATTGGCGGTTTCCGTCTGGTTGACGGTAATACTGTTTGGCACAATGGACCTGTTATTGAGGCACTTGAGCGAGGTGCTGTTCTCCTCCTTGATGAGATTGACCTCGCAAGCAACAAGATTCTTTGTCTCCAGTCTGTTCTGGAAGGCAAGGGCATTTTCCTGAAGAAGATCGGTCGCTATGTCACTCCTGCTAGTGGTTTTACTGTGGTCGCTACTGCTAACACTAAAGGTAAGGGGTCGGAAGACGGTCGGTTCGTCGGAACCAACGTCCTCAACGAAGCATTCCTTGAGCGATTCCCCCTGACCTTTGAGCAAGAGTATCCCACCCCCTCCGTGGAGAACAAAATGCTCCACAACTATTGCAAAGAACTCAACTGCTGCGAAGAGTCCTTCATCAACTCTCTCGTTGCCTGGGCAGACATCATCCGCAAGACCTTCGCTGAAGGTGGTGTTGATGAGGTAATCTCTACCCGCCGTCTGGTGCACATCATCCGTGCCTTTGCTATCTTCGGTGACCGTCTCAAGGCAATCAAGGTCTGCCTCAACCGTTTCGACGACGAGACCAAACAATCTTTCATCGAACTGTATGATAAGATTGACTCTGAGGTTGATACTGCCAATGTCCTCACCGATGTTGCACCTTTCTGAAAAACGTAGTACACTTAACCAAGTCTGATTATGGCAATGAAGTACAGTGAAGATACCATTCTTGAGGAACTGCGTGCCTATGTGCTGAGCACATACGGTCAACACTATTCCTCAGGTAATGATTCTATCCAGACACTTGATTTGATAGAAGCATGTGGTGATGCAGAAGCATTCTGCCGAAGCAACATCCTCAAATATGCTTCTCGCTACGACAAGAAGGGTACCGCCCGCAGAGACATTATTAAGATTCTGCACTACGGTATGCTTCTTCTCCACTTCAACGACAAAAACGCACAAACTGAAACGTATCCTCAATGAGTATTAGTCTTTCCCCTGTTACCTATGACCTGCTGAAGAACTTCAGCAACATCAACAAGTCGATTGTTATTGAACCAGGCAGCAAGATCAGCACTATCTCACTGAATCGTAACATCCTTGCTCGTGCTACGGTTCCTGAGGACTTTCCTCATCAGATGGCATTCTATGATCTGTCCACCTTCCTGGGTGGTATCTCCCTGATCGAACAACCCGAACTTGACATCGATGAGCGTCGCTGTCGTGTGAAGTCTAAGAACGGTCGGTCTAGCACCACGTTCTTCTACGCTGATCCTGACATCATCACCTCTCCTCCTAAGAAGGAGTTCAGTCTCCCCGACACCATCACCTCGTTTGATCTGTCTTCTGAGACTCTGATCACCATCGAGCGTGCTGCTAAGATGTACATGGTCCCTGACCTGTGCTTGTCTACCAGCAACGGCAAGATGATTCTTTCTGTCACTGACAAGAAGAATGACACCAGCAACGCATTTGAGATTGAGGTTGGTGAGGACGACCGTGACTACTGTTTCTGCTTCAAGGTTGAGAACCTCAAAGTTATGTCACAGGCACAACGTTCTGCCACGTCTGTCAACTATGTTGTGAACATCTCGGACAAGAAGGTTGCACACTTCAAGGGTCAAAACCTTGACGTTGAATACTTCATTGCCCTTGAACCCGACTCCGTATCCTGATCGCTGATTTTACATTATGTTTCTCTGGGTTGAAGAATATCGTCCTAAGACTATCGATGAGTGCATCCTGCCTGACTCCACCAAGGAAGTCTTCAGGGGGTTTCTAGAGAAGGGCGAGATCCCCAACCTACTCTTGTCTGGCACCGCTGGTGTCGGCAAGACCACAGTTGCTAAGGCACTGTGCACCGAGTTGGGTGCTGACTACATCGTGATCAACGGTTCCGACGAAGGTCGTTTTCTCGACACCGTTCGGAACCAAGCGAAGGGGTTCGCTAGCACCGTCTCTCTGACCTCTGAGGCACGCCACAAGGTCATCATTGTGGACGAGGCGGACAACACCACCCCTGACGTGCAACTGCTGCTCAGGGCGTCTATAGAGGAGTTCAGCAAGGTCTGTCGGTTCATCTTCACTTGTAACTACAAGAACAAGATCATCGAACCTCTGCACTCCCGTTGTGCCGTGGTTGACTTTGCCCTCAAGGGTACCGACAAGACTGCCATTGCTGGTCAGTTCTTCAAGCGAACTCAAGATATTCTCTCCAAGGAGAGTATTGACTTCGATCCTAAGGTGGTTGCTGCTCTGGTCAAGAAGCACTTCCCCGACTTCCGCCGTACTCTGAACGAGTTGCAGCGGTATTCCTCTCGCGGCAAGATCGACTCTGGTATCCTTGCTCAGGGTACTGATGTGCAGATCCAAGACCTTGTTAAATATCTACGAGGTCGTGAGTTCACCAACATGCGTAAGTGGGTTGTTCAGAATCTGGACAACGAACCCACTAAGATCATGCGGAAAGTCTATGACTCGCTCTACGATTACCTTGAACCCAAGAGTATTCCTGAAGCAGTCCTCATCATCGGTGAGTATCAGTACAAGTCCGCATTCGTTGTTGACCAAGAGATCAACTTGGTGGCATTCTTGACTGAGATTATGATGCGTTGTGAGTTCAAATGAAACTAGATCTGAAACCAATCTCTAATATCCACAAACTCTTTCCCGTTGATGTCATGGAGTTTGAGGGTATTGAGATCGATCAGTGTGTTATAGATGCCCTACATCGTGAACAGATGGGATTGCATAACTTTCCCAATACAGTCTATACATCTCGTGGAGATCTTCACAAACGTCCAGAGTTTTCTAATCTCCTCCGTCAAATCCAAGAGTGTCTGAACTCTTACATGGTTCACTACTATCTGGATACTGAAAAACTTGCAGTATCATTGATGTGGGCAGTGCTATCTAGAGCAAACTCGGGCGGATGTCATCCGATGCACCGTCATTCAATGTCGGTTGTGTCGGGTATTTTGTATCTGTCGGATGGTGTTTCTACAGTGTTTCATGATCCAGTCACTGCACGGAGCTATGATACACTGGAGGTCATGAGGAGAGATGGATGGGAACCCTATGAGTATATTCCTGCTCGCAAGGGTACACTAATCCTGTTTCCTGGTTGGTTTTTGCACAGTTCTCAACCAAACACAGAAGACAAAGAACGCTGGTGCATTGCCTTCAATACTATGCCCGAAGGTGACACCAACAACACCGCTGATGAGTACCCCCAAGTGAGACTGAAAGTGTTATGAAGAAGTTGAAAACACCCCTGAGATACCCTGGTGGTAAGTCTCGTGTTGCTGATCAACTGATGAAGTGGTTCCCTGAGCAGATTGCTGAGTTTAGGGAACCTTTCTTGGGTGGTGGGTCTGTAGCAATCGCCTTCAGCAAAGCAAATCCCGATATCCCTGTGTGGGTGAATGACAAGTATGATTACCTCTACAACTTCTGGACAGTCCTCCAAGACTATGGAGATGATTTGTCTGATGTTCTGCAAGCAATCAAACTTGAGCATGATGATGAACCCAAAGCGAAAGAGTTATTCATCAATGCTAAGGAGGAGATTCACGAAGCAGATTCTTTTCGTCAAGCTGTTCTTTTTTGGATTCTTAATAAGTGCTCTTACAGTGGGTTGACTGAGAACTCTGCGTTCTCCGCCACTGCATCCCGACAAAACTTCACTGTGCGTGGTGCTAAGGCACTGAAAGAATACTCTGAGATTATTCAGTCATGGAACATCACTAACTATGACTACACTGATCTGATGCATGAACCAGGGGAGGACATCTTTTTGTTCTTGGATCCTCCCTACATGATCGGATCCTATCTGTATGGGTCTAACGCTGCCCTACACAAGCAGTTTGATCATGACTGGTTTGCACAGTCTTGCAAAGCATGTCCACACAAGTGGATGGTCACCTATAATGTGAAGGATGAGATCTCCGAAGCGTTCTCCGAGTACGAACAACGCAACTTCCATATCACATATGGTATGCAGCATCGCAGAGACAATCGGAAGCAAGAACTCCTCATCACAAACTACCAAGTCGAACCTCTCACCCCTGTAGAACTACTTTATGTCTAATCACGAGATCCCTCTTAAGGACTATCTGAACAGCATCAACCTCAAGCAGGGTGATCTAACTGAGGATGAGAGGGCGATGGCAAAGTATCCTGCCTTTGTTATCAATAAGTGTATGGGTGGGTTCATCGATACTGTCATGCTCGCCAATACTATGAACGGCATGGCACATATGGACAAAGATCTCCAATATCAGTTTTATCTATATAGTGTTAGGAAATCCAAAAGATTTTCTCCTTGGCAGAAGAAGGAGTCCAACAAGGACATCGATCTTGTAAAGCAGTATTATGGTTACAACTATGAGAAAGCGGAACAAGTTTTGCGGATTCTGACAAAAGAACAACTTGACATTATTAAATCAAAACTTGATATTGGAGGAAAAAGATGAGTGAGGAGATCAAGTGGTCTCAAGATCTGATGTTAGAAGTCTCCCTTCGTGAACCCGATGATTTTCTGAAAGTCCGTGAAACGTTGACCAGAATCGGTGTCGCTTCTCGCAAGGAAAGAAAACTATATCAGTCTTGCCACATCCTACATAAGAAGGGCAAGTATTATATTGTCCACTTCAAAGAACTGTTTGCCCTGGACGGCAAGCAAACGAACATTAGTGAGAACGATGTGCAACGACGCAATAGGATTGCACGTCTGCTCTCAGACTGGGGTTTGATTACAGTAGTTAACGAACTCGTAGACGAACAACTAGCACCATTGAACCAAATCAAAGTCCTGTCCTACAAGGACAAGGGTGAGTGGATCTTGGAATCGAAATATAATATCGGTAAGAAAAAGGTAGCAATCGCGGAAGTATAAATAGCCATGCCTTCCCCAACTACCTATGACGGAATCTAAACCCGCCGTGGTAGAGAAGGAAGACCACGATGAAGATAAAAGTGAAGTCCTTGGTAATCTGGTGAAAGTCGTTGTACTTATCTGGTCTGCTTCTCTCCTCACATTCTCATACGTTCGACTTCCTAATGGGCAAAAGATCTTAGATTTTGACCCCACCTTCATTGCCTCGGTGTTTTCTGGCTCGTTAGCTGCGTTCGGACTGTCTCCTGCTAAATCAGGTGGTGGTAATGGTAACGGTGCTGCCAAGAAAGTAGGAGCAAAGAAAGAACCAGAAGTTGTGTCCGCTATCGAACCCAAAAAAGATGCAAAAGATAGTTAATGTACTTGCTGTGTCGTCTTTTCTTGTATCTGCTGCCATTGTTGCTGGTGGTAGTTACGTTTATCTCAATAGAGATAATCTCGTAGAAGGCGTCAAATCTCAGATCACAGCAGGAATCAAAGCAACAGTCGCAGATGCACTACCTGGCATGTTAGATGCCGCAATGCCGAAGATGCCTGAGGTAACTGGTGGTGCTATCCCCGAAGGTGGTACGTCCCTTCCCACGACGACAGGTCCCGCTCTCCCCTTCTGAGCATGTTCTGGAAGTCCAAAGTACAATCTGTGGAGGAAACGCCAATGGAAACTCCAACTAAGAAGTCATCACCAATAAAACCTATTGGATTGGCATTGTTGGGTCTTATAGGTGTTGCTCACATAGGTGTACTTGGGCATCTGATCAACAGACCACAGTATCCTGTCATCAACTTCCCTCAAGGTGACTACTCATCTTATGAAGTGGAAGCAACGAGAGATGGGTATAAGATTAAATACAAAGCAAACGACCCTGCTATCCTAGAATCAAATCGTTCATTGAATCTGGACAAACATAAAGAAGGATTCTTTGGTGGAACTACAACTGAAATGCGAAGAGAACTTCGTAGGGACCAATACACGATGGACGGTGCTAGAAACCTAGGGGGCGGCGCAATAGACGCCGAGGGAAAGTCCCTTGCAAAAAGCGAAGAGTGTATCAGGGCGGACGCTGGAGCACGGTCTCAAGGTGCCCTCGCGGGGACTAGCATCGCTGCAGGTGCCTTTGTACCTGCTGTCGTCAACATACCCTACATAGGGTGGTTGGCTGCAGGATGGGTAACTCTTCTTGGTGGAAAGGTTGGGTCTGATATTGGGTCTGAAGTTGGTCAAGTTTTTAACGATTGCTAATGGATATCCCTATTATTACTTCTCCCAATATTGATATTGGGGAGATTGAAATACCCAATACTCTTAATACTACTTCACCCGCAATCCCTGCAGCACCACCAGTTGTGGTGAATATTGGTGTGCCTGTTGTTGATATTCCTGGATGTGTAGAGGCACACGAGAGTAACAGCAAATCTAAAACTGTCGGAAGTGATGACGACAGAGGACTGGTTACGTATTGTGATTCTGGGGTTCCTAGTTTTAATCCTATTCAGTTTGAACCTGAGCAGATAGTCCCCACCTATCCTGCTGGTGTTGATACTAGACCAAAGGAAGAACCCAAACCGCCAGGGCAGGTAGAACTACCACCAGCAGCAACACCTGCCACTGCTAAGATAGATTGTCCTACACCAGCACAGCAGGCAAAGGAACCTGTAGGAACATACATCGAAGGTTTCAGGAAGAAGGTTACTGAATACAAACTTATAGGGAAGGAGTGTATTCAGATTACAGAGAAAGTCCCACTACCAGAACAAATCATCGCTGGTGCTCCCAGTGCTGGTGTCGTGATGACAACCGCAAGTATTGCTGTCGTTGCTACAACTTCAGCACTATTAGCAAAACCGCTGGCAGACATACTATTGAAAGTAGTCAGACCAACAGTCAAGAAGGTGATGAAGAAGATTGCTGCAATCAGAAAGAAACCTATTCCCGTCCAGAGCGTAGGTGACCGCCGAGCAGAGCAGCGTCAGATGAACCATGCTGTTCGTGAGTTGCGTTCTGTTTTCCCGAGGAGGAAGAAACGGAAGGGATAGCATGGACGTGTGGATGTGTATGTCCTGGAGGATTATTCACAACAACATCAGCACACACTTTATAATAAGGAGAGC